ACCGCGAAATTATATCCGCGAGTTTCCCCTGGGGGGGCTTCGAGGTAGGGGTATTCCCCCTCCGTACTCTGGGAGACCCATGCTCACGGCGGCGACCGCCATAGCGATGTAACGAGGAATGCGGTGTTGGCCGGCTTCCCAGTTTTGCAGGCTTCGTTTCGAGCAACCCAAGGCTTTGGCGGCGCCAGCTTGGGTCAAATGCTGCCGCTGCCGCCATTGCTTGAGTTGGGCTGCGTTCATTTTCTTTGCGACGAAAGATTGACTAATTTTTTGAGTTGCTTCTGGCGGCCAAAACTGGGGAGGAGTTCTCTCTCAAAAATCTGTCGCGCCAGCTGGAGCTGCTCGGCCTTGAGAAACTTGCCAGCGACGTTGGCAAGTTCCGCGGCGTCTTCACGTTTGATGTCCCCGCTCTTGAGGGATTCGTAGAGGGCGCTCATATCAACCTTAATATCATCGAGAGATTTCATTTGCAGATTCATTGCTTGACTCCTTTTAAAAATCTAAGAACATTTAGATATTGTCGTTTTGCGTGAATCATGTCCTTCGGGATTAGTCTGGATGGCAATCCTGTTTGGGATTTAATTAAGTCTACGACGTAGTGGTCTCGGAGAGATTGCCTCGCGCGCGCCCCTTGACGTTTGGCAATCTGGAGAACCTTTTCTCGATTACGTTTTCTCCAGGCAAGATGTCCAGCCTTCTGGCGATCTGCTAGCTCGATTGGGTCAAGTTTTTCTCTCCGGGATTTTCCGGCCATGCTAAGTCGGGTATCATATTTAGCTCGCGCCCGAACAGAGAGTTCAGCCCGATGCCTTTCGCGGTATCGACGGCAATTGGCCTTGTTTTTGTCCGGGTGTTGTTTCCTCCATTCTGCGTCGTGCGCACGCTTACGCCGCATTTGAAGATCCCGATCATGAAGCTCTGCCTTGGGAAGCCGGCCCGCGGCAAGTCGTTTCCTTTCCCTTCGTTTAGCCTTGTCGGTGCGGATTGTTTCAGCGTGCTTCTTTCTCCATCGTTGTTTCTGGACGCGAACCTTGTCGCGATTTTGTTTTTTCCAAGCGCGATTATAGGCGCGCTTACGTTCAGAAGCATTCATGGCGGCCGGTATCTTAGCGCAGATATGCGCCTAGGTGCAAGTTAGCAGGCGCATTTATGCAGTCCGGAGTAAATATGGGACAAAGAGGACCGAACGTCACCCCAATCAACCTGCAACTTCTTCGAGGGGATCCGCGTAATAAGGGCAAGCATGTTCTCGCGGCCATGCTCGACGAGAAGGTGCGGCCGAAGGTCGAGATCCCGGCGGCGCCGGCGCACCTCATGCCGGAGGCGCGGGCCGAGTGGGATCGCATCAGCGTGCACCTCGAGCAGCTTGGGCTGATCTCGCAGATCGACCGCGCGGCGCTGGCGGCCTACTGCCAGGCATGGGGGCGGTGGGTGATGGTGGAGAAGCGGATCGCGGGGCTGAACCATTCCGACAAGAAGCACCTGGCCGGCCTCGTCGGCGATACCCCGTCTGGCTACAAGCAGATCTCGGTGCTGCTGCAGATATCGAACCGCGCCGTCGAGCAGATGGAGAAGTTCCTTTCGCACTTCGGCATGTCGCCAGCGGCGCGCTCGCGCGTGACGGCGTCGGACCCGCAGATGGCGTTGCCAGGGCTGGACAAGCCGCAGGAAGGCGGATGGGGAACATTCAAGCGGTAGACCATGTCGCCGCGGCCATCGATTACGCGCAGGAGGTACTGGCCGGGCTGATCCCGGCATGCAAGTGGGTCAAGGCCCCCTGCCGGCGCCAGATCGACGATCTCGCCCGCTGGGAGAACGACGAGGCCTGGCTCTACGAATGGCGGCCCGAGCTCGCCGACCGGATCATCCGGTTCATCGAGAAGTTGCCGCACGTCAAGGGGCCGCTCGCCGGCGACCCGATCCGCCTCGAGCGGTGGCAGAAGTTCATCCTCGCGACCGTGTTCGGATGGGTGCGTAAAGATAACGGCCTGCGGCGCTTCCGGACGGTGTACGAGGAGATCCCGCGCAAAAACGCGAAAACGACCAAGCTCGCGGGCATCGGTCTCTACATGCTCACCGCGGACGGCGAGCTCGGCGCCGAGGTCTACTCCGCGGCGACCAAGGAAGAGCAGGCGCGCATCGTGTTCGAGATCGCGCAGCAGATGGCGCGGATGGAGCCCGAATTCCGGGCGGCCCTCGGCGTCGAGATCTTCCGCAAGGCGCTGGCGGTGCGGGAGACCGGATCGAAGTTCGTGCCGCTCGCCGCCGAGGCCGACAGCCTGGACGGACTCAACGTCAGCTGCGCATTGATCGACGAGCTGCACGCCCACAAGACCCGCGCGGTCCACGACGTTCTCGATTCGGGGACGGGCTCGCGGGCGCAGCCGCTCATCTGGAAAATCACGACGGCGGGATCGAACCGCGCCGGCGTCTGCTACGACCAGCGCGCCTATGGCATCAAGGTGCTGAACGCGGTGCTGAAGCGCCACGCCGGGCTCGGCTATCGCGTCGAGGGCGAAGCGGTCGACGATGAAACCTTCTTCGTCATCATCTACACGATCGACGAGGGAGACGACTATTTCGCCGAGGAGACATGGCGCAAGGCGAATCCGAACTACAGGATATCGGTGGATCCCGAGGACCTGCAGCGCATGGCGACCGTCGCCCAGGTCCAGGCGCAGGCGCTGAACGAGTTTCTGACCAAGAGGCTCAACGTCTGGGTCAATGCCGACTCGGCGTGGATGAACATGCTCGCGTGGGAGGCGTGCGGGGACCCCGAGCTCAAGGAAGAGCGTTTCGCGGGAAAACGCTGCATCATCGGACTCGACGCGGCGTTCAAGAAGGACCTCTTCGCCAAGGTCAAGATCTTCCGCGAGGACGGGCATTACTACGTCTTCGGCCGCTACTACACGAACCAGGAGCAGACCGAGCAGAAGGGCAACGAGCATCTCGCCGGATGGGTGCGGGACGGCTGGTTGCGCACCACACCCGGGAACGTCCTCGACATCGAGGCGGTACGCGAGGAATTGCTCGGGCGGAAGGACGCAACCGGCAAAATCGAAGCGCCCGGCGACCTGCAGCGCTTCGAGATCGCGGAATGCTGCTTCGATCCGGCTCAGCTCACGCAGTTCTCGACCGAGCTCGGCGAGCAGGGCTTGACGATGGTCGAGATCCGGCCGACGGTGCTCAACTTCTCGCCGGCCATGAAGGAAATCGAGGCCCTGGTCGCGGCCAGGCGCCTGCATCACAACGGCGATCCGATGCTCGCCTGGGCGATCTCGAACGTGGTCTGCCACTTCGACGCCAAGGACAACATCTATCCGCGCAAGGACGATCCGTCGAAGAAGGACCGCACCAAGAAGATCGACCCCGCGATCGCGCTGCACCTGGCGATGGCCCGGGCGATGGTTGCCGAACCCGGCAATCAATTTACCGGTGGTCTGAGGGTGATCGAAACGTGAGCATGATGAAGCGGATCATGGAGGCGGTGGCGCGCGCGCGAAGCGTGATTGCCGAGAATATCGGGCTGCGGGAGGTATTCGTGATATCCGGGGGCAGCGCGATGGGTTACGGAATTGCGCAGATTCACGCGCCGTCGGCCTGGATCGTGACCGGCGCAGCGCTGGTCATACTCGGAATGCGCCGCTGATGGGGCTTCTCGCGAAGCTGGAAGCGGCGCCGCGCGCGGAGACCACGACGCTGCGGTCGCCGGCGGCATGGTTTCTGGAGACGCTGTGGGGGCGCGAAGCATCATCGGGCGTCCGGGTTTCCGAGGCGACCGCGCTGGGTCTGTCAGCGTATTACTGCGGCGTCAACATGATCGCCGGCACGTGCGGCTCGCTGCCGCTCAACGTATATAAATCGGACGGAAAGAAGAGAGACGTCTGGACGCAGCATCCCGCGCACCGGCTGCTGCACACGGAGCCCAACCCGGAGATGACCGCGATGTCGCTGCGGCAGACCTGGGTCACGCACGCGCTTGCGCGCGGCAATGCCTACGGCGAGATACTCTGGGACAGCCGCAACAACCCGGAGCAGATCTGGCCGTTGCCTCCGAACATCACAACGCCCCGGCGCGACGACAAAGGGCAGTTGTGGTACGAGGTCAGACCAGGGGACAAGGAAGTCCGCTACTTGCGGCCCGAGGACGTGCTGCATATACCCGGGATGGGCTACGACGGGATCATGGGCTACGGGTTGATCCAGGTGGCGCGGGATGCGATCGGACTCAACTCGGCGCAGGACACCTACGCCGCGAAGTTCTTCAGGAACGGCGGCAACATTTCCGGCGTGATCGAAACCGATGCTGTCCTGACTGACGCGCAATTCACGCGGCTGAAAAGCGAGATCGCCGAAAAGCTGCAGGGTCTCACGAACGCGCATCGTATTGCGATACTGGAGGCTGGGCTCAAATTTAATTCAATAAACCCCAGCCACCGTGACGCGCAGCTGATCGAAGCGCGCCGGTTCACGGTTGAGGAATGGGCGCGGTGGCTCAACATGCCTCCGCACAAGCTGAAGGAGATGACCCACGCGACCTTCTCCAACATCGAGCATCAGAACATCGAGTGGGTGGTCGACACGATCCGCCCCTGGCTGGTGCGCTTCGAGCAGGAGTTCAACCGGAAGCTCTTCCGCAAACAGAGCATGTTCTACACCAAGCACGTGGTGGATGGGCTCCTGCGCGGGGATCAGAAGGCGCGCTTCGATGCCTATGCAATCTCGCGCAATTGGGGGTGGATGTCCGCGAATGACATACTCGAGCTCGAGGATCGCAACCCGTTGCCGGGGAAACTCGGGGAGATGTACCTCGTCCCCTTGAACATGACTCCGGCCGAAAAGGCCGGAGAGGACAAGGACAAACCTCCCGCCAAGACGCCGCCGCCGGGTGACGAGCCGGTGGCGGCCCGCTTTGTTCGCGCCGCAGCCGAGCGTGTGATTCGCTTCGAGTCGCGCATGCTGGGGACGAAGGGAACCGCGGCCTACGTCGAGGTCGGCGCCAAGGTCGCCGAGTGGATGTGCGTGGAGCAGGAGATCGCGGACCGGTACTGCGCGGCGGCCATGCAGTTGAACCTGCTCGCCGAAGACGGCGGTATTTCCCGGGACGACCTCAATCTGCGCAAGATCGAATGGCTCGAACGTCTCGTGCTTGGAGAAAAAGATGCCACAAATGCTTAAAGGCCAGCCGGAAGCGGGAACCCGTCCGTGGTATCGCGTGCAGGCGAAGAAGGACGGCGCCGCCGAAGTCTTCATTTACGACGAGATCGGCGCCGGATTCTTCGGCGGCGGCGTTGCCGCGGCGGACCTGATCAAGGAAGCGAAGGCGCTCAACCTCGCCGCGGATGACGAACTGAAAGTAAGGATCAATTCCCCCGGCGGAAATTTCTTCGAGGCCGTCGCGATTTACAATTATTTTCGCACGATGAAGGCGAAGATCATCGTGCGCGTGGACGGCGTCGCCGCGTCGGCGGCCTCGGTGGTGGCGATGGCCGGGGACCGCATCGAGATGCCGCAGAACGCGATGATGTTCATCCACAACCCGTGGATGTTCGCCGCCGGCGATGCGAAGGTGATGCGCAAGGTGGCCGAGGACCTGGACCAGATGCGCGACAGCGCAGCCGGGACCTACCTGCGACGGGCGGGCGACAAGCTCACCCGGGCGAAGCTGTTGGACATGCTGGACGCCGAGACCTGGCTTACCGCCGAGGATTCGGTCAAGCATGGCCTGGCCGACGTGGTGGACGAGCCGGTGCGCGCCGCGGCTCTCGCGCAGTTTGATTTCAACAAGTATGGATTCCCGGTGCCAAAGGCCATCGCCACCGCAAAGGCGGCCATTTCAGAGGAGAGGCACCGCCAGCGCGAAGCATTGCGCATGCTGGAGGTGGTGGCGCTGGAGGGGATGAAGAAGATCTAGCAACGTTGGAAAAGATCAAGTAGACGAGTCACCAAATCATTCTAAGCCGCTCGAAGCCGGGCGGCTTTTTTATTGGATTCAGACGCTGACAGGCGTCAACCCGTACGGATGCCAAAGCAATCCGATGCGCAGGGCCGAAGCCCTGGGAACCTGTCACCGAGCCCGCTTCGAGCGGGTTTTTATTCAACCTTTTGGGAGCACGACGCATGAAAACCGTCACGCAGTTGAAGCAGGACTACGCGGCATTGCTCGCCGAGACCGAGGGCATTCTCGACGCGGCCGACGAGGCCGATCGCGCCATGTCGGCGGAAGAGTCGGCCAAATACGACGCCGCGATCGCGCGGCTGACCGCAATGAAGGCCGACATCGAAAAGCGCATGAAGCTGGAAGCGGTGGCACAGCCGAATTTCGGCGGGCAGGGGCCGGCCGTCCGCGAGCAGCCCTCCAATACGCTGGACGACACCGAGATCGAGGCCACCGTCCGCCTCACGGACGCCGGGCCCCGGGTCGATATCCCGCGCGCCTACGGCAAGCTGATTGCCTTTGCCAAGACGGCGAAAGGCCAGATGCAGGCCTACCGCTCGGGCATGTGGCTGCGCGCCACGCTGTATGGAGATGTCAACGCGCAGGACTGGTGCCGGAAAAACGGCGTCGGCCCGCGCGCGGCGCTCTCCGGAGGAGTCAACACTTCCGGTGGCGCCCTGGTCCCCGACGAGCTCGAGCGGGCGATCATCGACCTGCGCGAGGAATACGGGCTGTTCCGCCGTGTCTGCCGCGTGACGCCGATGTCCACCGATACCAAGAACCGGCCGCGCCGCAAGGGAGGCTTGAATGCTTTCTTCGTCGGGGAGAATTCCGACGGCTCCGCCAACGAATCCGACGCGAGCTGGGACAACGTCGCGCTGGTCGCCAAGAAGCTCATGGTACTTACAAGGATGAGTTCGGAGGTGGCAGAGGACGCGATCCTCGACCTGGCCGACGAAATGGCGCAGGAAATCGCCTACGCCTTCGCAGTCAAGGAGGACACCGTCGGGTTCACGGGAACCGGGGCGGCCACCGACGGCGGCATCGTCGGCGTGCTGGTCAAGGCGCTGCAGGCGAGCTTCACCAAGGCGAAGGTCACGGCGGCTTCCGGCCACGACACCCTCGCCGAAATCGACGCGGACGACCTTCTGAAGTTGATGGCCGCGCTCCCGCGTTACGCCAAGAAAGGCTCGGCCTGGTATTGCAGCCCGACGGCGCAGGAACTGGTCTTCAACGCGATCAAGATCGCGGGCGGCGGCAATACCCGCGACACCCTCGCGGAGGGCGACCGTCCGATGTTCCTGGGCTATCCCATCGAGGTAACGGATGTGATGGCCGACGACGCGGGGGCAACCTACAACGGCCTGGTCATGGTCGGCTTCGGCAATCTCAGGATGGCCGCCACCCTGGGCGATCGCCGCGGCATCCGCGTGGCGCTGTCGAGCGAGCGCTACTGGAGCGAGGACCAGATCGGCATCAAGGGCACGGAACGCTTCGACATCAACGTGCACGACCTGGGCTCGACGACGGTCAAACCGCCGTTCGCGGTGCTGGTCGGAACCACCTGATCCTGAAATGAACCGGGGGCCGGCGCAAGCCGGCTCCTCCCCAACCCTTTAGAAGGAAATTTTGCCATGATGCCTCTCCAAAACACGGCGACGAAAGTCGCAATCAAGCCCCAGTCGGTCACCTCCGGCGCCACGGCGTCGGGGTATGTCGATTGTCTGGGATACAGCGAGGCCGCGGTTGATGTCATTCTCGACAGCCAGGGCTCCACCACCTCGAACCCGTCGGTGCTGAAGCTGTCCGAATCCGCCATCACCGACGCCACCGGCTTCGCGGACATCACCGGTTTCGTTGGTGACGCCACGAACGGATTTGCCATCCCCGCCGCGGGCGCGGCAGCGACGATCGTGCGGTTGAACGTCGACATGCGTGCCCGCAAGCGCTATCTCAAGGTGACGGTCAGCCCGGATGGCGCGGCGCAGATACTGGCCGCGGTCGTGACGCTCGGCAAGGCGAAGGATTCCACCGTCGCCCGGTCGGAAATGTCCGGTGTCAAGGACGGCTGATCCAACGCAACACCGTGCGACAGGAGCGGCCCCGCGGGGCCGCTCTTTTTTCAAGGCGCCTGACCCAGGCGTCTCGAAAAAAGAACCGGAGGATTGCTTGCGGTTGAATCTTGGAAGTGGCGAGACTCCGATTGACGGATTTGAAAATCTCGACGGCAAACAGGGGGATTCCCTCTTTCCGTTATGGATACGTGTCCCGGCGATTGACCAGGGAGATTGCGGCGGACGCAGCATTGAAGACGCGAGCTGCGAAGAAATTCGCGCGAGCCACGTGCTCGAGCATTTTTCGCACACGGAAGTCGCCGCGGTATTAAAGCACTGGGTGTCGAAACTCGCTCCCGGCGGCTTGTTGCGTATCGCCGTCCCGGACTTCGAGAAGATAGCGAAGGACTATCTGGCGGGCAAGGATTTCAACATCCAGGGCTACGTGTTCGGCGGGCACGTCGACGAGCGTGACCGGCACGGCTGCGGCTTCGACGTCGAGCTGCTGACCGAGCTCATGCTCGATGCGGGACTCGAGCGGCTGCACGAGTGGAAATCCGAGATAGAGGATTGCGCCGCGTTGCCGGTGAGCCTCAATCTCGGGGGCTACAAACCCATCGGCAGCGCGAACGTGTGCGCGAACACGGTCGCCGTGCTGTCGGCCCCGAGGTTCGGCCCGGTGATGCACTTTCGCTGCGCATCGAAGGCCTTCGGGCGGGCGCGCGTGCCTTACCAGATTCTCGGCGGCGCGTACTGGCACCAGGTGATGAGCGAGGTCATCGAGGCGCAGATTGCCGATCCGGCGATCCGATACGTCATCACCTGCGACTACGACACGGTGTTCGGTTACGAGGACGTGCTGGAGCTCTACCGGTTGATGGAATCGGTGCCGGAGGCGGATGCGATCTTCCCGCTGGAGAGTAAGCGCGGCAGCGACCACGCGCTGTTCGGAATACTCGGAAAAGATGGGAAACCAGTCTCCGCCATCAGCTTTGCCCAGCTCGGCCGCAATCTGCTGCCGGTGACTCACGGACATTTTGGCCTGACGATTCTGCGGGCGGAGAAGCTGCGGACGTTCGAGCGGCCGTGGATGAACAGCACGCCGGGGCCGGAAGGGCGCTGGGGGGATGGCAAGAAGGACGCGGACATCGACTTCTGGCATCACTGGACGACCAGTGGCCGGACCCTCTTTCTCGCGCCGCGCCTGGTGGTTGGGCACATGCAGGAGATGGTGACCTGGCCGGGTCGGGACCTGAAGCCGATCTATCAGACGACGCACGATTACGACGCGGGCGGCATGCCACAGGAGGCAAGACGATGAGCAGGATCAACACCAGCAAGATCACCGGCAAGATCCGCATTCGCATCATCCGCCCGTGGCGCGGCTATCCGGTGGGCTCGGTGATAAAACCGCCGGGCGCCATGCGCCAGATATTGCTGCAGGCGAAGGACCAACTGGGCAATCCGGTCGCAGAGATCGTTGAGGAGAAAGAAACCCCGCCGGCGGCAGCCAAGCCTTTCGTAGAACGGGATCCGGGGCCGAGCGAAAAGCCGGACACGGCGCCGGAAGAAGGCCGGAAGGGCAAGAGGGCCGATAAAGCGGCGTCACGGGATGGACGGGGGCGATAAGCCGGCCGGGATCGAGAACAAGGCCATCGTGGCGGACGGCGGCCACAAACCCGAGATGAAGAGAAAGAAATGATCAACGTCCAACTCGAGGCCGACGGCCCGATCACGCAGATGGACGAAGCGGACCTGGTCAAGTCCAAGGGCTCCATCGACAACGACAACGAGGCCACGACCTGGGTCGAATACCGGCTCGCGTCCGATCCGAACGCTGCGCGCGCCGTGCATCGCTCTGTCCATGTCACTTTGAAAAAGCAGCCCGGAGTGTTCGCGTCCGGCGTAGCGGCATCATTTAACTGAAGGAGCACGGAGATGAGAAAAACGTTGATCTCGAAAGCGGTGGCAGCGGCGTTCCTGCTCGGACTGGGCGCTCCGATCGCGCCGTTGACCGCGCCCACAGCCGAGGCTGCCAACACGCAAGGCATGGCGACCTCGTTCAAGGTAGAGGTACTGAACGGAATTCACGCGCTAGGAACTTCCGTGGTGCGCGCCGGCACGACGCCGGACTCGTTCAAGGCCGCGCTCTACCTGGCGAGCGCGACCACGGGCCCGGGGAACACGGTCTACACCGCGACCGGAGAGGTCAGCGGCACGAACTACGTCGCGGGCGGCGTGGACCTGACGGGCTCGCCTGACTGGATTGCTCCCACCTCAACCGGCACTACCGCATTCTCGACACCGTCGAATTCGATCGTCTTCACCACGGTTACGCTGGCCACCGCGTTCGACGCCGTGATGATCTACAACTCGACGCAGGGCAACAAGGCGGTGAGCGTGCATACGTTCGGATCGCAGACGGTAACGGCCGGAACCTTCACATTGACCATGCCGACCAACGACGCGACCACGGGCCTGATAAGGATCGCGTAATGCCACTCCTCCACGCCACCACCGACATCATCCGAGTCGTCACCGGCTCGGCGGCCGACGTCGAGCCGAATATCTTCGCGGTGGAGGTCGATAACGGCGCGCCGCCCGTGGTGCAGGACCTGCCGAATCTCGGCCCGCTGGCATCCATCACAACTGCGACGACGACCACGGTCCTCGACTGCACCACGGCGAACAGGCGGCGAAGGTTGCGATTTGCCAGCTTCTACAACAACCACGCTTCGCAAGCCACGACGCTGAGGGTTGAGCACAGCGACGGCACTCTTGTCTCGGTACTGGCGAACTGCAACTTGCTCGCGGGCGAGTGGCTGCTATTCGATGGAGCGCGCTGGATTCACTACGACTCGAACGGTGGGATGTATCCGAGCGTCGGCAATGCGGCCTCGGTCGCGGAGATGGAAGCGGGAACCGCCCTCGACAAGTATGTGGCCCCGGGCACGCAGCATCGCCACCCCGGCCATCCGAAGTGCTGGGGCGTCGTCACGGTGTCTTCCGGAACGCCGACCCTGGCGGCCAACTACAACCTGACGAGCATCACGGACACGGCGACCGGAGACATTGTGTTTACGATTGCGACCGACTTCTCCTCTACAGCTTACGCGCTCAATCATGCCGTAGAAATCATCACCGGCGCGTTTTCAGAGGCTTCTATTCGTGACTCTCACATCAAGTTTGGCACGCGGGCAGCCGGAACCGTGTCGCTACAGTGCATCGACGATACGGCCACAACCCATCTACTGAAAGACCCGGAATCTTGGTCGATGGCTGGTTTTGGAGATCAAGCATGAGCGCCGTGAAAGTTGCAATCAGCATGGACGACGGCACGCTCGCCGTGATGGAGTTTCTCGTCACCGGCAGAAGCCCGACGCCGCCGTCGGGAGCGGTGTGGATAGCTGCGAGCGCCGAGCTATGGAGGCGTGAACCAAACGACGAGAACATCGCCGCCGAGATAGTGAAGTCAATGCCAGCGTTCAACACCTACGGTGACCCGCAACCGCAGCCGGTGTGGTGGTTCATAGTGGACGCCAAACAAATCCCCACAGACCGCACCTATCGAAACGCTTGGGTTGGAACCAACGGCAAGGACGGAATTACGCACGACATGCCGAAGGCTCGCGAGTATCACCGCACGTTGCTGCGGCATGATCGCCAGCGGAAGTTGATGGAGCTCGACGGCAAGTGGCATCGCGCCACCGGTCAGGGCAAGAAAGCCGAGGCCGACGCCGTGGAGTCCGAGCGCCAGAAGTGGCGCGACGCCCCTGCCGACCCGCGCATCGAGGCCGCTCAATCCGTGGAGGAGCTGAAGCAGATCAGGGTGGAGTAGATGGCAACCCTCATCACGGTCGACGTCCCGGTCGAATGTCTGGCCGAGAAGCTGTATACGGCGCGGCTCGATCCAGATGATCCATTCGGGAAACTGCATCTGCCTGATGCTGGTCTGGTCGTCGCGCTTCCGCTAGGAGCAAACAGTTTTACCCTGAAAGTCCCGAGTATCGGCTGGCCCGATACCCCTGAGCGGACGATCAAGCTCGTCGCTGAAATCTCCTACGATGGCGGTCAATCGTGGGAGTTTTTCTGTTCAGGTTCGGCAAACGGGGCCGGCATAAACCGTTTGACCGGACTTCGTTACACGGAACGCTGGACGGAGCGAAACGTTCCTCAACCGGAGAACCCGAACCGCCAGATACGAACATCCATCATCGCTCTGCAAGACATCAATACCGGGTTGACCGCGCTATGTTCGGCCCGTGCCGAGCGAGCAGCGCCCGCTCACCAGTCTGTCGCTATTGATGTGTCCAGCAGCAACACCGTTTCCGGTCTGACCTCGATTTCGCTCTCTCATGCCGCTGGAACACCTACCGGCGTAGGCTTCGCGCTTGGGTTCTTTTCCGAGAATGAAACCATCAGCGCCATCACCTACGGCGGCACGACGATGGGGGCTGCTGTCGTAACCGCTAGAACAGCGGCCTTTGAGAACCGAGCCAGTATTTATGGGCTTGCAAACCCTGCCGCAGGGACTCAAACGGCGACGATTACTTTCGGCGGCACCGTAGATGCTGCACTTGATGTCATCACCGTAACCGGCGGTGTTACTTCCGCCCCAGTATTCAGCAACAGCAACAGCGCAACCGGAACCAGCACCGCCCCATCGGTTGCCGTGACGAGTGCCGCTGATGAGTTTGTCATGGATTGTGTCACCAACGTGGGCGGTTCCGCTCTTACGGTAGATGGAAGCCAGGCCCAGCGGCAGAACGCTACGATTGGCGGGGGGAACTACGGATGTTCGACCGAGGCAGGAGCGGCAAGTGTCCCTATGGATTGGACTGCTGCTTCTTCGACTAATTGGGCAATTGCTGCGATGTCGTTTGATGCAGCACCAGCTGGCCCAGGTGTCAACGCCCCGACAAAACGCTCCCGCGGCTTCAACCTGCAACAGATGGCCGATGACGGTGGCGGCAAGTTCGACGACCTCGACGTGCGCAACTGGTTTCGTAGCATGGTGCCAGCATGAACCTCATCATCCAGCAGTGGTTTGATGAGTATTTGGATGCGCCGGCGGGGGGCAACGTAACC